TGAATTCTCTGAGGCGAGAACCTTGATAATTGATCCATTAAGGAATTGCCTCGGCAACTCACCAACAACACTGACAGTCCCTTTGTATGCCTGAATGGCATTGCCTGCTGTGCCACCCTTTGCTTCCAGAGAGAAGTCAGCATTGTTGGCCCTTCGAACATGGATGCTGTTGCCCACTCCGGTTGCCACAAACAATGGGTTAGCATTGATGGCAGCGACCAGAGCGTCGATGATCGTTGAGGCATTAAGAGAAGAACCAGAAGTTGTGGGGGTATTGTAGGTAAACGATGTACCAGCAATCTTAACTTCGTAGCTCGTGTCGTATGCCACACTGTTGAGCACCACAAACCCATAGGGGGTAACTGCTGCGCTCACATCTGCCGCATCCTCCAACACGACAACCGTTCTGTTCAATACAAAGTTGTAGTCGTTGATCTGAAGGATGGCCAGATCTGAAGAATCGGTATGTGTTGCGTATGTGGTGGCCGATCCTGCTGGAGTATTTACTGTCTGTTGAATGCCACTGTTTGCGTCCCAGATTCTCAGAACACCTTGCTTGGTAAACTCAATGAGGTACTTCTCTTCGTCGTCTCGGAAGATAGGAAACCAAGTGCCATCAGAGACAGCATTATCAAGCTTACGAATGCCCCGAAGACCCGGACGCTTAGCCAGACCAAAGGTAGGATCTGGATAGTAGTTTGTGCATTTTCGCAGCTGATTTGCTGCCTTGAAAGCATCAGGCTGCTGCGATACCCCACCAATCAAGTTTGGTATTTTCTGAGAAACGGCAGCCATTAGCGTGCAATAGTACGGAACGGAGTGTATGAGACGTAGAAATTCTGACCACTTTCCAGACCAAAGATATTAACTTCGGAGGTGCTGGTATCGTAGGCCAGACAGTTGGATCTGAGGATGGTCTCATCCTGTGCATTGAAGGTCACCATCTCCTGAGAACCAAGCGCTCGTCCAGCGAATACTCTGGTGGCTCGTTGCGTGATGTAGTCCTTGAATGGTTGAGGGAGGTCTTCAAAGTCAAAGAGCCAAACCACATCGCAGTTGATGGTCTCTCCAGGAACAAACTCATAGGTATGGGCCAGCTTATCATAAAGCTTCCCACCCCGCAATACCGTCTGGTATTTCTGAGAGTTAGCTGTCTTGTTATCCGTCAAGGACAGTACATCTTGAGGGATTGCGATTTCCCCGTTTGTATCCGCAGTGAACGGATAGTTAATTTCGGTGTTAAAGTGCCAGCCCTCGCCTTGAACTTCTCGGCTTACAGCGTCAAGAATAGCCAGCGCAAGAGCTAGTTCAGGGTTAGCCACATCAAGGCTGACCACTGGTGCCTGCCCGATGCCATTCAGCATTTGGTTAATTGCTTGGAGTTGAGTCGTCATGTTATCGGACAGGACATTAAAAAAAGAGGGGCTAACCTTTAATAGGCTAACCCCTTATTAAACCTAATTTTGGCTAGGATCAGGCCACGTTGCGGAAGGCACCAGCACAGGAGACGCGCACAGGACCAGCGCCATAGGCCAGGCGGCCCACGATCACATCGCCCTGATAGATCACCTTGGTGTCAGCACCGGTGGTCTGCACGGAGGGGCCAATGGCCTCCACCACACCAGCAGCATCCCGATGGAAGATCAGGCCGCAGGCGTTGGTGAAGTCGGTAGCGATACCGTAGTTGTTGTTCTCGCCGGTAACGGCGGCAGCATCGATAGCGGTACCAGCAGCCGAACCATACTTGCCCAGGAAGGGGATGTTGTTCGACTTGTAGATCTTGATGCCAGCGATCTCGTAGAGACCTTCGCCGCTGTTCAGGCTGCCACCAGAGGCACCATACTCACGGTTGAGGATGTTGGTGTCCACCTGGCTGATCAGTGCGTAGTACTGGCGAGGGGCCAGCACGGCAACACGACCATCCTTAGGAGCAGCGATTTCATCCAGGCGAGCGGCGGCTTCGAAGAAACCATCCACGAGGGCCTGAGCATCATACTCCTTGTTGGCGCCGAGGTTGATACGGAAGCCACCAGGCTCGCCGCTCACAGCAGCAGTCAGGCCAGAGGCACGATCCAGAACGCGGAAGATACGGCGATCATAGAATTCAGCCAGGCTCTGACCGATCTGACGGGCGATGGGGCCACGGATGTCATACTGGGCCAGGGTCTCGTCGAGGTTATCAACGAACGCAGAGGCAACCAGCAGGTCGTCCATTGCGATGGTGGTCTCAGCAGCCGGAGGGTTGCCGCTACCCAGGATCGCGGTGCCAGGGGTGTAGTAGCCAGCCTGGATACGACCGGTGTGGATGAACTGGGCTTCCTTGCCACCACGCAGGGTCCGGTTCATCACCAGGCCTTTTGCGATCGTGTTGTTGCGGAAAGCTTCGTAAACTTCGCCCGTAAAGAGCTTCAGAAAGAGAGCCTTCTTGTCGCCAGCCTTGTTAACCTGGCCAAGTTGCGTAATCGTTGCAGTCATTGTTCTAAAAAGTTAAATGCCGTCAATTAAATCTAGGGCATTCAAAGCTTTGTAAGCTCGTCTATCACCTAGATACGGCAGAAATAGATTTAGGATCCTTACTACTTCCGCCTTTTTGGCTGTGTGCCATTCATAAGCTGGCCTCCAATGTTTATTGCTTTTCATCTGAGTTGTTATGTAGGGTCCATTCATTCTTTGAATACCTACAACTTCCCCAAATTTTTGGACTACATCTTTATCGCACATCTTCAAACTAAGACGTGGAAAAGTGTATCCGCTAGTATTGCAGAAAACTATGGAGCCTTCACCTTCGAAAAGCCCAGCAGCCCATTCAATAGAGTTTGCGCGCATTGAATGTATTCGGTTTTTGGGTAATACGTCCGTTGTATTGGTTATCCGACGCATCGGGCCAATACTCCAGTTCGAACTGGGTTTTTTACGAGGTTATCCCATCCTCAATAGGCAGGGGGACATTGCAGTCCCCACAATCTGTTAGATCAGATCGCCGCTTGCAGCCAGTTTGTTCTCAATGTCAATCCGATAAGCTGGATCATTCCGATAGCGTGGATCAGAGATGGCGCGGGCCAACTCTGCTTGAGATCGGAAGCCCTGGACGGATTGTTGTTTAACGGACTTACCTGAAACCGTCTTGCCTTCAAACCCAACAGCATCCTTGTACCGCTGGTTGAGAGCCTGAACAGCAAAGAAGATGGCATCCTTGTTGCCAGTGTTGACTACGTTATCATACGCAGCCACCTCAGCAGGAGTCAGGTTCTCCGCAGCCCACGAAAGGGTTTCTTTGTAGGAATTTTCCCCACCAACTGACTTAACAATGTCAGCTGCCTCTGCGTCTGAGAGGGGCTTACCAGCGGCAAGAGGGGCGTTCTTTTGAAGTTCCAGGTATGCCTCGATAAGTTTTTCGGAGGGCAGCTCCTTGAGCTTCTGAAGCGTCTCAGGCTTGATCTGATTGTCGTTGCTGTAGTATTCTTCGGATGCCTTGAGAAGGACATCCTTTTCTACAGCCAGCACATCCTGAGGAGCTTCTTCCGTAGATTCAGCTTCATCCTCATTGTCGGATTCGCCTTCAGTGGTGTCGTCTTTCTGGCCCAACTTTTTCTGAAGTTCCAGATAAGCCTTTTCCAGATCTTCTGCTGACTTGAATTTGCCAGCGTAGTTAAGCTCTGCCTCCGAATCCTTACGGGCTTTGTCGTAAGTCTCGCTTTGAATTGCTTCCTCTTCGTCCTGAAGGCGGCTGCCAAGTTCAAGGAGGCGGGCCTCCTCTACTTCACGAGCAGCAGTTTCAGCCGGATCGGTTGCATCAAATGTGAGTTCAGGCATAATGATTAGTGGATGACGAGGGTAACTTTGCCGAGGCCAGGAACGATAATGCGGGGTCGAGAACCAATCAGATTGGAACTGACAGTATCAGCACTGACAGAAGATGTTCCAGCAGTCTTATGACGCGGGGTCAATTCAGTGGAAGAAGATTCCTCACTGACTGACTCTTGCTGGAGATCCTCCGGGGGTTTGCCCTTGGCCGAGTTGCGAGAAGTTGGAAGCGACATTACTTAGGGATTCAATTGCTTGAGGATTCTTGGAAGGATCCAGAAGTGGAGCCTTGGCAAGATTACCTGCTTGGCCAATGAGAGATGCTTGAGCACTCTGGGCGGCCATCTGTGATTTCTCAACGTTGCGTTCTTCTTGGGTCTTCACCAGTTTCAGCGTATCAATGCCTTGAGCAGCAGCCAATCGCTTGATTGCTTCCTCTGGATTGATAAACGTCATCATCATTTCTGGACCCATGGATTGGCTGATTGTGCTCAAGAACATCATGAGACTTTCACGATCTTGACCACGGCCAATGCCTTCGATGCCCGCAATGACGGTTGGATAGACAACCCCCTTGGGCAGCTTAGGCAGATCACCCGAACGTTGAAGAGTGAATAGCTTACGTTGGAGGTAGGGACGAAGTAGTTCGGCTGTCAGATTCCCATAGATTCCCCCAAGCTGTTCGTTGAGTTCCTGTTGGGTGGCTCGAATTTCTTCAGCAGTAGTGCGTTCACTCTGCCTCACAGTAAGAATAAGGAATGCTTCACTCAGTCGTTGTACCAACTGGGTGATCATCTGGTAAGCAGACGCAAAGTCGGCC